TTAGAGATCACGAAACTCCTTTTCAAAGCGTTTGGCTTGCTTCTTAGAAACACCGCCTAGTACTTCAATGGCATTACGTAGCCGTGCTCGCGTCACGTCAGAACCTAAGATTGCCATGGCATCCATTACAGAGGTACTCGACGCACTGCCAGTAATGGCAATAAAGACAGGGGCTAGGAAAGCCTTCATCTTAATATCGAAATGCTCAGCAAGCACTTTAACCTCAGCTAAGAGCACCTCTTTCGTCCATGCAGGCACGGCTTCAAAACGCCACACCAAGAACTGCAGCAGCTTAATCAGCTCTTCTTTCTCAAGCTTCACGCTAGCAAAGTCGTTTTCCGTTAGCGCAGGCAACCCAGAGAAGAAGTGCCCCGCCAGCGGGATTACTTGGGAAAGGGTTTCCACACGTGGACGCACCTGAGGAAGTATTTGCTTCACGTACTCTTCATTGAATGCCCATTCCCGAAGCGCCTGAAGTAGCGCGTCGTCATCTAAGTCTTCACGAATATAAACGCCGTTCAACCAGGTCAGTTTTTCCAAATCAAACACTGGCCCACCTAACGATACTCGCTGAATATCAAACTCAGCCATCATATCTGACAGGCTAAACTTCTCGCGTTCGTCAGGCATCGACCAACCCATACGGCCTAAGTAATTAGTGACGGCCTGAGGCAAGAATCCCATACGACGATAATAGTTAATCGACGTCGGATTTTTGCGCTTGGATAGCTTGGACTTATCGGGATTGCGCAGCAGCGGCATATGGCACAGCTGCGGCATTTCCCAGCCGAAGTATTCATAAAGTAACTGATGCTTAGGCGCTGAATTAATCCACTCTTCACCGCGCAGCACATGGGTAATGTTCATTAGGTGATCATCAACCACGTTTGCCAGATGATAGGTAGGCATGCCATCTGACTTCAGCAGAATTTGCGCGTCAACTTGCGCCCATTCAACTTCGATTGTGCCGCGCAACATATCGTTCACCACACAAACGCCGGTACTCGGCACCTTCATACGAACGACATAAGGCCAACCTTCCTGTTCACGACGAGCCTGCTCATCCGCAGCAAACGCTAAATCAACGGGCTTCAAAGCCAAGTGCATACCAGCCGCTTTGCGAGCTTCCCGCAGTTCATCCAACTCTTCACTGGTGCGGTAACACTTAAAGGCATGCCCCGCATCCATAAGCTGCTGGGCGTACTGAGCGTAGATATCACCACGCTCGCTTTGCCGATACGGGCCGTGAGGGCCGCCCACATCAGGGCCCTCATCCCACTCCAGCCCCAGCCAACGTAACGAATCTAAAATCATCTGTTCTGATTCAGCGGTAGACCGAACCCGATCGGTGTCTTCAATGCGCAGAATGAACTGGCCACCGTGCTGGCGCGCAAAACAGAGATTAAACAGCGCGATATAGGCAGTACCTACATGCGGATCACCCGTTGGAGAAGGCGCGATACGAGTACGAACGGTCATCAAAATGTCCTTTTGGCAATAAAGCGTCTCGCCATTATACGCACCCTTACGGCAACCAGCAGTACCTTGCAGGGAACGAGTTTGACTTAAAAGCGTCTGATCAGAAGTTGGAAGCTCACTGATAGGAAGATGCGCGTTAAAGCACAATCGCTTAGTATGGCGTAGCCCCTATGATTCGTGTTCATACTTGAGAGCGCCTCGCGATTTTTAGTATGCACAGAGCGCCGCCGAATAGGGTGGAAGTACACTCAACGAGCTTGTTTAGCTCATCGATAGGAAAATGAAATGGAATCGCTAGGCTCACGTATAAAGCAACTGCGGCTTCGGGCCAAGCTCAACAAAGCTGCCCTCGCACGTAAAGTAGGCGTATCAGATGTCACCATTTCTTACTGGGAATCCGGTGCGATCAAACAAATCGGCCACGAACGCCTTGTTGCGCTCGCCGATGCCCTTGATTGCTCTTTGGCAACCCTGCTAGAAGGTGACAGCGCCGCCCCTCTGTTGACCCTGACACATACTGGCCCCCTCCCCTGGGAACAGGTTCAGGCAACTATGATGACGGTGCCGCATCATCTGCCGTTAAAGATTGACTGGAAAGCTCCCTGCATAATGGCAACTCCCGGCCAAGAAACGGATTTCTCACCGGTGTCAGCAGGCGACTTAGTGCTATTAGGCCCTACCCATGTGTTTCACAAAGCTGGTCATTATCTGATCCAGCAAGAACAAGGTTATGTTATTGAGCATTTTGCTAAAGCGCCCAGTGACACCACCATACATGCGGTACTGCTAGCACACTGGTCTCCTGCCTAAAGCATCTTTATCTCCCCCACGTCCTACATTTCTTCAATCACGTCCACCTGGTCGCGCGTACGTCTTGGTTCACTGCCCACTAAGAAACTGCGCGAATAGGTGGCAACCTGGCCTAGTCCATGGCGAGTCTGGCTAACCAGCTCGCCAGCTAGGTACTCCCCTTCATTGCCAATGCGCGCCTGTACCGCTCTTGGCTGCACAGAAGCTTCTGAAAGCTGGACGCTCACAATATACCTTCCATCAGGTAAACCACTACCAGAGCCAAAGGGGCCTGCATTAAACCGCCCTTGCGAGACACTGGTACGCTCTTGCCAGCGCACGCGGCTTATCTCACGCTCAATGGTTACCTGAATAAGAGCGTCGTCCGGTAGGTTGGTTTCGCCTTCTACCATTAAACGACGATCAGAGCGCAAAGAGGCCGTTGTCGAAATGGCCACGATGAGAGGATCGACCATCTCTTTTGGCTCGGCGCTTTCCTGAGGGCTAGGCGTTTCAACGACCGGTTCAGACGGCACAGAGGTCGGCTCCTCCTCCTGACCACCACAGCCAGCCAGTAGCAACATACTCGCGAACACTAAACTGATACCACCTAGCGTCTTATGCATAGAGACTCCTCAACAACGAAATATCAGCTTACCACTGCCTAGCCCTCATCACATTGAATTAGACCGCGAAATAAGCAAAGTGCTGCAGGGCTCATAAGACTTATACAAAAACTAAACGTTAATAGCACGGCAAACGAAAATACCCGGCAATTTCGTCGCGAATTTGCCTGAGGCCGTGGTCGATATCGACCTCACCCTGTACCTAGGTAAAAACCACAAGATCAACGTTACCCTGTTGCCTACTGGCTTCAACCGAAATAACCACCAGCATGGCACCTTGTGCGGCGGATACCCCTTGCGCTGTTCACTTAAAGTGTCAGACTATAGCCATGTACAACAAAGTAAAACACTCCAAAAGACACCATATTCAAGCCGCTATATTTCACACCTATCGCTACGCTGGGGGGTAGATCATGACCGCATTCACTAACATCGGGCTTTACAGCCCCAAGCAAGCAGAGCGCCTGATTGGCGTAGAAGCGGATAAGATTCGCCGCTGGCTCATGCCTGCGCGGTCGACCAAGGGGCCACTCTGGGAACCCGAACCCCAAGCGTTAGGCGCAGAAGACACCCTCAGCTTTAAAGACTTGCTGGAACTCCGTGCCGTGGCTAAATTCCGTAGCCACAATGTGAGCTTATCGGTCATCCGTGAAGCATTGCATGCGCTCAGCGAGTTACTACAGCGGGATTACCCACTCATCAATCCCCAGCTGTGTACCGATGGCCAAAAGGTATTCCTGAAGGCACTGGAAGAAAACGGCGAAACAGCAGTGATTGACTTGGTTAAGCGCCAAAACGCATTTGAAGATGTGATAGTTCCCTCACTAAGGGCAGGCATCGAATTCAATGCGGAGGGAGATCCTGTGCGCTGGCATCCAGATCCCGAAGACCCGAGCATCGTGATCGACCCACGCTTTGCCTTCGGCAAGCCCATCGTGCTACCTAGCCACATGCCCACCAGCACACTGGCCCAAGCAGCCGAAGTAGAAGGCAGCGCAGAAGATGCAGCCCGTGCGTATGATGTGACGCAAGAGGAAGTAGAGCGTGCCGTAAAATTCGAAGAAAGGATTTTATCGGGTGCACTTCTTCATTGACGAAAATATCAGCCCTCACATTGCCAACGCACTTAACCATCTAGCAAAACTCTGCAGTGAGAATCACACCGTCATGCATGCCCGAGACGTCAACGGCGGCCCTGGCATGACGGATGAAGCATGGCTAGAACAGCTCAAGCAATCCGACAAAAGCTGGGTGATTATCTCCAAAGATCGCTTCAAAAAAGGTGACCCGGAAAGGCTGGCCTTTGAGAACTGTGGAATTACCACGATCAACCTGGGTAACGACTGGAAAAGGGTCAAAGCGTGGGAAACCGCTGTGCGCCTAATCGAATGGTGGCCTACCATATCAAGAGAAGTCTTAGACACCCCAGGCCCAATGCATTACGACCTGCCTTGCAAGAAGCCCGCTAAACTCAAAGGCCGTAAAAAAGGCGCTAATTAGCGACAAAACAGCTCTTCACTGCTTCTATCGTCAATGCATGGTCTGAACTATGCCCCAAACCCTCAAAGCGACCCCCTGTCTGGTCTCAATAGCTGTAATTCTGAATTCAACTAATAAGTGCAACACCTGCGGTTTCTAGTGCCTTTGAGCATCATCCTAAGAACACCTTGGCCAACTTGAGTTATCCATGCACTTGCTTTGTACTCAAACCCGCTTTTTGCGTACAATCGCTCGCCAACGACTCCCCCGCTGTTAAGCAACCACGACTGGCTTATACCGCATCGAATGATGCAAGTGATTGATATGACTAAAGCAAGCCCAGCAGACGCTGCTCGTCTGTTTTCTGTGGCCCCCATGATGGATAGGACGACAAGCCTAGTAAAATAGGGCTTTGCAGCCTACTTGGTACACTGGTGGTACACTCATGAGCGCCGCCCACACAATTAAGAAATTCCGCTATTCTCTCCGCGAAACACCCAGCGGCGAGCCCATTATAGTTTTTGAGATCCGCCACCAATTCCAAGGCGCTAAGATCGGCCTCACTCCTTCCGACACAATTGAACTCTGGTTGACCTACGCCGAAATGCCACACGTCATTGATCATTTAATGGACGAGCGAACCTGGGAAGCTCACCGCAAAGCCATCTTGAATCTACTCGCTTCGCACTTCACCCCACCACCTCGTTGATAGCTGCGAAAAAGTGCATAAACGTGCATGAAAACGCATAAAAAAACAGCCTCTTAGAACCGCCATCCCGCCCAGCAGTGGCGCGGCTTGAGCCATTCCCGCAAGGGTGCATAAAAACCACCACATTTAGCGCGCGGGCGGGGCGGGGTGACGATAGCGCGGCGCGGGTCGCCGTCGTGGGCGGGTAGGTAGGCCGTAAAGCGCATACAAGGCGCGTTCTTGGTTTGCGCGAGGTCGGGGCTAGGTAAAAATATTAGCGCTTAAAACGAATAATAGAGCTAATGAAAAGACTAATGCGTCTTATTTAAAATTTGTCTTCATGTATGCGCGCACAAAAAAGCCACCTGGGAAGGCAGCTTTTTCAGTCCGTGGGTTCTATATCAGCGATTGGTGATAATGAGCTCACCGCGTGGCTCAGTTGTCTGCTGGCCAACAGTGTAACGAATTTGAGTTGTGCGGATTGTTGAGCCCTTGAATGCATCGCGCATCTCAGGCGTGTCGTTAACGCTGATCACAAACTGCCCTTTTGATGTTCGTGCTAACTCGCCCATGCGGTAATACTCTTCAAGCGGGAAGTCACAGCCGTATCCAGCGGTGCCCCAATAAGGCGGGTCAAGATAGAACAACGTGCCCTCCCGATCATAACGCCGGATGCACTCTGCCCAATCCAAATGCTCAACCACAGCCCTGGATAACCGTAGGTGGGCATCACTGAGATCTTCCTCAATGCGCAGCAGGTTCATCCGGGGCGGTGATACTGCTGAGGTGCCAAACGTCTGGCCGCTGACCTTGCCGCCGAACGCCAGTTTCTGCAGGTAGAAGAAGCGCGCCGCCCGTTGGATATCGGTTAGGTGGCGTGGGTCGATCTCTTTTTGCGTGAGGTACTCTTCTCTGCTGACCAGCCCCCACCGGAACTGCTTTACCAGTTCATCAGGGTGATGCTTCACCACACGATAGAGGTTCACCAACTCGCCATGCGCATCGTTGATCACCTCTACTTTGCTTGGCTCCTTCATGAAGAAAATAGCCGCCCCACCACAGAAAGGTTCTACATAAGCGGTGTGGGGTTTGAAGAGTGGCAGGATCTGTTTAGCCAGCCGTCGCTTGCCGCCCATCCAGGGCAAAATCGGTCGATTCATCATCCTTGAATACCTGTTCATACATACAGTTTTAGGGTATAGTTCTTTTATCGCTTGCGGGGCCGGAAGCTCCCTTTTTTCAAGGATGAAACGAGCGGTGCGCCTGGGTGACCGGGCGCTTTTTTTATGCTTGTGAATCAACCTCTAAGCTATACGGATCAAACCTCACCACCTCTTCGCCAACGTGCTCGTTGACCTCTCGCATAGTTGCCTGTAGCGGCTCCAACTCGTTAGCCACGAATACCCGCGCGGCTTTCTCAATGTCGCCAAACCCGCCAGTGTTATTGGGGATGATACCCATCAGTTGGGGCGGTATCCGGTGCCCGGCGAGCTGGTCATCGCGCGTAATATTTTTGATGCTGCCGAATTCATCTTTAGCCGCCACTTCGCTGACTGGGATAATCTGCACACCGTCCTTTTTCCCCCGAGGGCTATATAAGAACAGATTGCGGAAATTGCCCGGTCCTTTGCTATCTTTCAGCGCCTTACGCATATCGTCGATGTCTTTCTGGTCATGCGCAGGGTCATTCACGTACATGATGAAACCCGCGTGCGAGCCGTTCAGGTAGTACCGGCGGCGGAACAGCGTAGCGCTCTCATTAAGCCATGCTGATTGAAGGCTGCCGATATAGTCCGGCACCCCATAAATGGTTTGATCGATATCCGGCTCTAGTAGGTGAATCGTTCGCCCCTTTGGAAGCTCTACCCTTTCCATATAATTGGGAAGCCACCAATAGCGATCATCTTCTCCCCGCCGCATATACTTGGCCGAGCGATGCTGCAACCCCAGCAAGCGGCCTAGCCGCCCTTTCACTTCCTCAAGATATCCATTACCAAAAACCAAATAATCTAACGCCAACGCGCTAAACGTCCTGCGGTTCAACATCGGGTGCGGGACAAACGTTTTCAGCAAAATATTGCGTTTAACCTGCAAGGCACTGCCATGATGCGGCGTTGCCCGGTAGCTTTTCGCCAGAATGCTCAACGGTATCGGTGGCTCGTACCATTCATCCGGCGTTAACCAAACCCCCTCGTACCAAACATCACGCATTGAAGTGACCGGTTCGGGGTCGCCAAACGTAAACGCCTCCATCCGTTCATTGCCAGTTACCACCGTCGGGGCGGCCGTCTCGGTCTGATAAGCAGGCACGCGAATACGCGGCTTAGCCGCAGCGGTCGTTGTCGTCATTCGTACATCTCCATAAGGGATTTGCCCGCGCCTTCATTTGCGGGGCCGTCGATGGGTTCGAAATGTAGAGCGTGCATCGTCGCCCACGCCAAGTCCGCGTGGCCGGTCGCTTTATTGCGGCCTGATACATAAGTGAATTGGCGGCCGCTGCCGGTGAGTTCTTTTTTGATGGACATAAAGCTAGCGGCGAGATCCGACCAGCCAGCATCAAACTCCAGCCGGTCTTTACGCATAATCTGTTGGGCCTGCAGCACCATTTGGGTCTTCAGCGCGACGTCATATCGATAGCGCACCACCGTGGGGAACCACTTCTCGACGTACTCGGCCACCGCCCCACCGATGCCGGTAGTGTCGATACCGATATGGCCAATGTTGTATTTGTCGCGGAACGATTCGATAAACGCCGCTTGGTCTTCGTAGTCCTGCCCCTTGAGCCTGTGCCGTTCCAGCACCCGGTGCTTTTCCTCACTGGATTCAGCAGGTAGCACGATAACCAGCCCCGCACCGTCGCCATCCTCGCCCTGGCCGGTTGGGTCGTAACCAATCCACACTTCACGATCACCAACGGGGCGCGGGGCAAATGGCCGGTAGTCGTCCCACACTTCCCAGCTATCAACCATGCAGGCTTTCATCACCGCCAGCGGGAAGGCGCTTTGGCTGTCATCGACAAAGCCACACATCAACAGGTTGTCGAACTCTTCCGGCGAGTACTCCATGCGCAGCTGTTCAAGATCGAACAGATCACAGCCGCCCTCGATAGCATCCAGCACCGTCACGATCTGCCGCCAGTGGCCATCGGGGCAAAGCTTGCCGTTCTTCAGCGCCTCGTGAGAAACATCAAACTCGGCGCGCTCGGATTTTTTACGCCGCTTGTTGAACAACTCACCATTCCAAAACGGATACCCCTCATGGCCAACGCTGGAGGGCGTACTGAAATACGTCTGTCGCCACTTCTTGTGCATGGCCATGCCAGACGTAACCTTGCGGAACTCAGCAAAGCGGTGAATCCAGAAGTACTCATCCAGATAAACATCGCCGTGGTAGCCCTGGGCGGTTTTGCTGTTGGTACCCAGAAAGTGCAGCTCGGCACCGTTTTCCAAAACAATCGGGTCACCCTTCAGCTCGACATCACACACCTCTTTGACGAACTGCACGATGTAGTTGCGGAAGATGTGAGCCTGAGCGCGACTGGCGGAAAGGAAGATCTTATTGCGCCCATGCTTGAACGCATCGACGATAGCCTCGCGTGCAAAGTACCAAGTAGCGCCAATCTGGCGGCTTTTGAGAATGTTGCGGATGCGGTGCTTTTGCCCCGCCTCATGCCAAACCGCTTGGTACTCAAACAGCGAATCCAGAAACGCCGCTTCCAGCGCCTCGACCTGCTCTTCATCCAGTGCATTACGCTTTGGCTTCTTCTTCGGCCCCGCGTTGCGCGCATCGATGTTGGGGTTTAAATCCGCCTCGCTGCCGCTTTCGTGATACTTGCGCACCCTCGCCAAACGCTCAATTTGCCGACCCAGCAAATCAATCTCTTTGAAGTGCTTGCCCTCTTTTTCAGGCAATGCGATCAGTTGAACTAATCGCGCTTCAAGCGTGTGCTCAACACGCTCGGTAGGTGTCGCATCTTCCCAACGGTCGCGTGCCTTCCAGCTATGCACCGTCGCCGGTTTTTCACCAATATGTTCGGCAATGCGCGCAACACGCCATCCCTGCCAATACAAATGGCGGGCGGTGAGTCGCGGCGATTCTTCCACGCTGGGGATGAGGTTGGGAGCTGTCGTCGTCATGCCGCCAGCGTACCCGCCGCGCGCGATCCCCTCGCGCGCCTCAGCTTGTCCTGCCACCCCCGCACAACGCGCAACCATTGAGCCAATCGGCTTACGCGCGGAACCTGAGCGCTATCAATTAGCAAACTGCTCAGGATGACCAACATGCCAAAGTTTTTCCGCGTCGCCACCGAAGGCGCCACAACAGATGGCCGCGAGATCCAGCGCGAATGGATCGAACAGATGGCCGCCAATTACGACCCGAAAAAATACGGCGCCCGCGTCTGGATGGAACATATCCGTGGCATGACGGCCGACAGTGTCTTTAACGCCCTGGGCGATGTGCTCTCAGTGGAAGCCCGCGAAGTCGAAGACGGCAAGCTGGCCCTCTTCGCCGAAATCGACCCCACCGACGAACTCAAGGCCATCAACAAAAAGCGCCAAAAGGTTTACAGCTCAATTGAGGTCAACCCCACGTTTGGCGACACCGGCGAAGCGTATCTGGAAGGTTTAGCAGTGACGGACTCCCCCGCCTCACTGGGTACCGAAATGATCAAGTTCAGCCGTGAAGCGGGCAGCGCCTCACCGCTGGCCAGCCGCAAGCAGCACGCCAAGAACGTGTTCACCGAAGCGGTAGAGATTGAACTCGACTTCAGCGAAGAGAAGCCACCGGCCGCCGAAGGATTGAAAGCCAAGATCGCCGCGCTGTTCAGCCGTCAGGACACCAAAACAGCCAAAGGCTTTGAAACCTTCCGCACCGAGCTGGAAGGCACGCTGGAAGTGGTCGCCGAACACTACAACGTCCTGGCCGATGAACTGGAAGCCCGCCCAACCGCCGAGGCGTTCAGCAAGCTGAAAAAAGATCACGATGCGCTGCAAAAAAGCTTCGATGAGCTTTACGCCAAGCTAGACAACACCCCGGATACGCCAACCCGCCCAGCCGCCACCGGTGGCAGTAGCGATGAACAGCTAACCGACTGCTAACGCTGGCCAGCCCCTAGCCAACCGCCAACGCCACCATTTCAAAGGAACACCCATGCGCAACGATACCCGTAAAGCCTTCAACCAATTCAAGGCACGATTAGCACAGCTAAACGGCGTCGAAAACACCGGCGAACAGTTCAACGTCGAACCCAGCGTCCAGCAAACGCTGGAAAGCAAAATGCAGGAATCAAGCGCCTTTCTTGGCCAAATCAACGTCATTGGTGTTGATGAAATCAAAGGCCAAAAAGTCGGCCTGGGCGTTTCCGGTCCCATTGCAGGGCGCACCGACGTAGACAACAACGACCGCGCCACCCGCGATGTCACCGAGCTAAGCGATAACAGTTACGAATGTGTCAGCACCGAGTTTGATACCCATATCAAGTGGGCACAGTTGGACGCCTGGTCACGCTTTAAAGACTTTCAAGCGCGCATTCGCAACGCCATCATTCGTCGCCAAGCGCTCGACCGCATCATGATCGGCTTTAACGGCACCAGTGCCGCCGTTGAAACCGACCGTGTCGCTAATCCACTGCTACAAGACGTCAACATCGGCTGGCTGCAGAAATACCGTAACCACGCCCCCGCCCGCGTGTTATCCGGCGTCACCGTCGGTGAGGGGGGAACGTATGAACACCTCGACGCCTTGGTGTTCGATGCGGTCAACGAAATGATCGACCCCTGGTACCGCGAAGACACGGCACTGGTCGCCATCATGGGTCGCAAAATGCTCGCCGATAAGTATTTCCCGCTGATTCAAGAACACGCCGAAACGCCCACCGAAGCACGCGCGCTCGACATGATGGTGAGCCAGAAACGCGTCGGTGGTCTGCAAGCCGTGCGCGCCCCCTTCGTACCCGACGGCGCAATCATGATCACCTCGTTGGCCAACCTATCGCTTTACTGGCAGCTAGGCAGCCGTCGTCGCCACGTCATCGACAACCCCAAGCGCAACCGCATCGAAAACTACGAATCCAGCAACGACGCCTACGTCGTTGAGGACTACGGCTTCGGCTGCATCGTCGAAAACATCACCGAAGTCTAAGGGAGCCTTATGAAAAGCCCAGCACGTAAACACTTTGAGCAAGTGACCGCCGCGAAAGCGGCGGGCGCTGCCACGCCCGGCCAGCAACAAGGCGGCGAGCAATACGAACTCCACGCCGCCGCGCTTTATGAAGCCCGCCGCACCCTAAAAACCATCAAATCGATTCAAGCCAAAATCGAGAAAAAGCGCGAATTACTGCCCGACTTCATGCCCTACGTGAATGGCGTGCTAGCAGAAGGCAAAGGCGCAAAAGACGACGTGCTAATGACGCTAATGGTCTGGTGTATCGACGTCGGCGATTTTGAAAAAGCGCTAGAAATTGGAGCCTACGCCGTGCAACACCACATCGACACGCCCGACCAGTACGACCGCGACACCGTCAGCATCCTAGCCGAAGAGATCGCCGAAGGCGTGAAAGCCCAGCTTGAAAAAGAAGGTGCCGACGCCGACGCTCTCGCCAACGTCATGGCTCGCGCTGTCGCTATCGTCGGTGATGCCGACATGCACGACCAAATCAAAGCCAAAGTGCATAAGTCCTACGGCTATGCCCTACGCGCCGCAGAAGATGCAGAAGAAGCACTGCACCAACTCAAGCAAGCGTTAGCGCTCAATGAAAAAATTGGCGTTAAGCAAGACATCCAGCAGCTAGAACGTCAGCTCAAAAAACAGGGCGAAAAGGCCACCGCCTAACCGCCAACCGAGTCGCACCCCGACGGCAAGGGGGCACCGCCAAGCAAGGGCTTTTAGCCGCGCGCGAAGTGGTCCACCCCCTTCTTTAACCCATCGGCAACATAGGTGGCTAGCATGATCGCCCACGGCACCAACCCGCCAAGCCAGCCGCTAGAAACCATCAGCAACAACGGCTTCTGGCCAAATATCGACCCGAATCAATTCATTGATGAAGAGCGCGTGCACAACGTCACGCCGCCGCGCATTCGTCAATCGCTCCGCGCCGCCATAGCAGACGTAAACCGCCAGCTGGCCAGCTACCAAAGCAGCCAGCAGGAAAACGGCCGCGCGGTGATAGATGACGTACCTATCGAACCATGGCAAACGCCCGGAGATTTACAGCTGCTCTACCTGCGCGCCGTTTACGCCCAAGCCCAAGCGGATCTTTTAGAGCGCTACCGCGATGCCTCCGCCACCGGCGAAGGCGACAAGCTCGGCGAAGCCAAAGACCTCGCCGCCGATGACTACCGCGCTGATGCCCGTTGGGCTGTCGCAGAGCTAACAGGCTACAACCACACCACGGTCGACCTGATATGAAACGCACGGTGCGCGCCCATCAAGGCGAAACATTAGATGCCTTGCTCTACCGCGTGTACGGCAAAACCGCCGCGATTACCGAACAAACGCTAAAGCTCAACCCAGGCCTAGCCGAACAAGGCCCGGTGTTGAAAGAGGGAACACCGGTCGTGCTACCGCCACCACCGGAAACCCGCGAAACCAAACCACCCAACATTCAGCTTTGGAATTAGGAGACGGGATGCCCTCGCCACCTGCTCACGAAAGGTCACCCACCATGCTCGAGCGCCACGTGCAAACCACCATACAAGTCATCTTGCTAGCCCTATTGGCATGGGCAGGCGTGGAACTGGTCAACCTCGGAAAATCCACCGCCGTGTTGCAGGAACGTCTGGTTTACCAAGGGCAATTGATTAACGAAATGCGCCGCGAACTGCGCGAATGGAGTGACCTGTACTACCGCAAAACCGATGCCGAACGCGAATTCAGAACCTTACGAACCAACGTAAGCGCACTAGACCAACGCCTACAACAGCTAGAGGAAGCACGCCCATGACCCAACTCAGCAAACACTTTCAGCGCCGAGAATTCGCCTGCCGCTGCGGCTGTGGGTTCGATACCGTCGACCCTCAAACACTCAAAATACTCGAGCAAGTGCGCACCCACTTCGACCAACCGGTCATCATCACCAGCGGCTGCCGCTGCATCGCCCACAACACCCGCGTGGGTGGTGCCCCTAACAGTCAACACACTCGCGGCCGCGCGGCGGATATTCAAGTTCGCAACACATCCCCCACCGCCGTTGCCGACTGGATCATCGAAAATGCACCCCACGCCAGCGTAGGCCGTTACGCCAGTTTTACCCATATCGACACCCGCACCGGCGGCCCCAAACGGTGGTAACTATGAACAGCGGCTTTACCAACGCCCCCCGCGTCAGTTGGCAAGGCGGGCGCTACCCCTGGCGGCTGGAAGCCCCGCTTCACTACCGCTCGGCAACGCTAAAACGGCTGCAACTGCCCAAGGCAACCCCCGGCCTGCTACAAATTCCCGCCGGTTACTGCACCGACTTCGCCAGCGTGCCGCGCATCCCCCTGGTGTACGCCACTGTGGGCGGCAAAGCCGTGTTACCCGCCATCGTTCACGACTACCTATACGACTGCTGGCCAACGCAGCTAACCCGCAAGCACGCCGACCAAATCTTTCTCGAAGCCATGGCCGCCGCCAATGATCCAACGTCACTCATCACCCGGCGGCTAATGTACTGGGGCGTGCGGCTCGGAGGTGCCTTGCCCTGGCGAAAAGACACCACCCACAAATGTGATGGCCACTGCAAATGATCAAACTCCAATCCCTACGCCAACACCTACTGACCTCAGTCGAAGAACTACGCCGCAACCCCGAACAGCTACACACCTACATTAACGATGGAAAAGTGAAGTTTGCCTGTGGCCAAAACCTCAGCCACCAATATGCCGTCGATGCTCAAATCATCATTACGGATTACAGCGGATCTCTCGATACCGTGATGATCCCGCTACTGCAGTGGCTCAACCACTACCAGCCAGATCTCGTCATTGATGAAGCGGTAACGCTAGAAGCCGAAATACTCAACAACACCCACTGGGATCTCGCCATCACCGTGCGACTAACCGAGCGTGTTGTCGCCAAGGTGGATTGCCAAACCGGCACCATCAACGCCGAACACCGCATGCCAGAATTTCCCGTGGATGCCTGCCCCGCAAAACACTGGCTGTTGTATATAAAGCACCCTCATACAACAACGCATGAACTCATCGCCGAATGGGACAGCCCCGAATGAGCGACGATCTTGAACAAGAGATACAGCAGCTAGAAGGATGGTTAACGCCGCTAATCGAAAAGCTCACCCCAAAGGAGCGCCGCGTATTAGCGCGGGAAGTTGCGCGGGACCTACGCATTGCAAACCGCAACCGCATCAAGGCGCAAACCAACCCCGATGACACCCCGTTTGAACCCCGCACCCAACTACGCAGCCGCAGCGGTGCCATTCGCCGAAAAGCCATGTTCACCAAGCTACGCACCGCCAAACACCTAAAAATCAAAACCAGCGCCGATGAAGCCGCCGTCGGCTTTCTTGCTCGCGTCGCCCGCATTGCCAGCGTTCACCACTACGGGCTTCGCGACCGCGTCGAACGCAACGGCCCACAACATCAATACGCCCGCCGCGAACTAATCGGCATCACTGCAGCCGATGCCGACCACATCGCCGACAGCGTGCTAAACCACCTAGCACCGCCTGACCGATAACCACCGCTTGTCCTACCCACCCCGCACAACGCCCACCGCTACCCATTCGCGCGTAAGGGACACACCATTGGCGGCATGAACAACGTCGCCGAACTACTCCGCCTCATCGAAAACCTACTCCGCCTGGGCACCATTGCCGAGGTAGACCACGGCGCGCCCGGCGAACGCCTACCCGCCGTGCGCGTGAAATCCGGTGCGCTGCTCACCGGTTGGCTGCCCTGGGCCAACGGCCGTGCGGGTACCACTCGCGATTGGAACCCGCCCACGGTAGGCGAACAGGTAATGATCCTCTCCCCTGGGGGTGACCTGGCCAACGGGGTCGCCATGCCTAGCCTGTTCCAGCTTAATCACCAGCCGCCCAGCAATGCCCCCGGCAAAGTCGCGCGCGAATATCCCGACGGCGGCCTGTTTGAATACGACCACGCCAACAGCGTGCTACGCATCCACCTGCCCGGCGCAATCGAGATCCACGCCCCCGGCGGCACTCAGTGGGTCGGCGGCATTCATCACCAAGGCAATATGCAGCGCGAAGGCAGCTACGAACAATCCGGCGGTGGGCTCACCCACAACGGCAAAAACATCGGCCACGACCACAAACACAGCGGCGTTCAAAGCGGCAGTGGTACGACAAAGGAACCCATCTAATGGCAGGCATGAACGCTCACACTGGCCACGCGCTCAACGGCATCGAACACATTCAACAAAGCGTTGCCGACATCATCACCACCCCGATTGGCACCCGCGTGATGCGCCGCGATTATGGCAGCCTAGTGCCCGAACTTATCGACAGGCCAATGAATGACGCGCTGTTAATGCAGGTTTACGCCGCCACCGTCATTGCCGTTAGCCAATGGGAACCGCGCCTACGCATTACCCGCACCCAGCGCAGCATCAGCACCACCCAACCCGGGGCCGCTCGGCTCACCATTGAAGGGCAAACCCGCAAAGGCGATAACGTCGTGTTCGAGGTACCACTATGAAACTCGTCGGCCCCATTGATCTATCCCTGCTCCCCGCGCCCATTGTTATTGAACCGCTGGACTACGAAGCCATCTATGCCGAACGCCGCGACGCCCTGCTTGATCTGGTCGATCCCGCACAGCGCGAAGCCGTCGAAAGCACCCTAGCGCTAGAATCCGAACCGCTCACCAAGCTGCTGCAAGAAAACGCCTACCGTGAATTGGTCTGGCGGCAACGGGTCAATGAAGCCGCCCAAGCACTTATGCTGGCCTACAGCCGCGAAAGCGACCTTGATCAGCTAGCAGCCAACTACAACGTTGAACGCCTCACCATTCACCCCGGCGAACCCATGGCCGTGCCCCCCATACCGCCGGTCAAGGAAAGCGACAGCCAACTACGAATCCGCGCCCAACAAGCCTGGGAAGGGTTAAGCGTCGCGGGGCCCCGCTCGGCCTACGTGTTCTACGCCCTCTCTGCCGATGGCCAAGTTGCCGATGCCACCACCGTTAGTCCATCGCCCGCCGTGGCCGTGGTTACCGTGCTATCAGTGGAAGGCGATGGCACCGCACCGCCGGATCTTCTACAGCGGGTAGACACCGCCCTGTCCGCTGATGACATTCGCCCCGTCGCCGACCGGCTAACCGTGCAGTCTGCGCAGATAATCAATTACCACATCAACGCCACGCTCTACGTCAACCCAGGCCCAGAGCAAGAGCCTATTCTCGATGCCGCTCGCGCTTCCATTGAGCACTACATCACCGAACAGCGCCGCCTGGGGCGAGACATTCGACGCTCGGCCATTTACGCCGCGCTTCATGTTGAAGGCGTGCACCACGTCGGCATTACCGCCCCAACCGAAGACCTACCGCTAGATCCCACCCAAGCGGGCCACTGTACCGGCATCGAATTAACGATCGAGGTCTACGATGGCTGAACGAAACGACCTGCTACCGCCCAACCGCTCACCACTGGAACGCGCCACCGCTCGCGCCCTGGCCGATATCGAACGGGTGCCCATTCCCCTACGCACACTTTGGAACCCCGACACCTGCCCAGAGCACTTACTGCCCTATTTAGCCTGGGCATTTTCCGTCGAACACTGGCGGCCTGAATGGCCCACAGAGCGCAAACGCCGCGCCATTGCCGAAAGCTGGTTAGTACATCGCAAGAAAGGCACCCATGCCGCCGTGCGCCGCGTGGTTGAACTGCTCGGCCATGAGATCGAATCCGTCACAGAGTGGTGGCAAGTCACCCCCAACGAACACCCCGCCACGTGGTGGATGACCGTGGCCGCCCAAGGGATAGACGAAAAGGGCTACTTCGAATTGGTGCGGCTCATTGACGATGCCCGCCCCGTTACCCGACACCTGACCGGCTTAAACATACTCACCACTGTCAGGGGCGTAATGTACGTCGCCGCCAGCGCGCAAGGTGCCGATACCACCACCATCTACCCTGGCATGCCCGATATAGACGCCACCGTCATTGCGTACACCGCCATAGGGCTGGATGTCACCGACACCACCACCGTCTACCCCAAGCCCTAGTTACCCTACAGGAGTCACCATGGCCGAATTTCATACGCTGATTACCCAAACAGGCCAAGCCAAGCTTGCAGCCGCCATTGCCAACAGTGAACCGCTAGAACTCTCCGCCGTGGCCATGGGCGACGGCGGCGGCTCACTCCCCACGCCCAGCGCCGCCCGCACCACACTGGTTAAAGAAGTGCACCGCGTCGGCATTAATGTGATTGGTGTCGATAGCGACAACCCCCACTGGCTAGTCATCGAAGCGGTGCTACCACCGGAAGTGGGTGGCTGGATGATTCGCGAGGTGGGCGTTTACGACAGCGAAGGGGATTTGATTGTCTACGGCAACTACCCCGAGACCTACAAACCGCTACTCAGTGAAGGCAGCGGGCGCACCCAAACCGTGCGCATCATCATGCAAGTCAGCGATACCGAAGCCGTCACGCTAACGGTCGATCCATCGGTAGTACTGGCTACCCATGAATACGTAGCCCAGCAAATCGCCGCCCAAACCCAACACCTAACCCCCAAAAGCCGCAAAATACAGGCAGGCGACGGCCTCAGAGGCGGCGGCGATTTAACCGCCGATAGAACGTTAAGTGTTGATAACACGGTCGTACGCACTAGCCGCAGCATCAGCGCCGGTGATGGCCTAAGTGGCGGCGGAAACTTAGGTGCCAACCGAACCCTAAGCGTTGATAACACCGTGGTACGCACCACCCGCACGATAAGCACTGGTACCGGATTGACGGGCGGCGGCAGCTTAGCAAGCAACCGAACGCTCTCACTAGACACTGCCACCCTCTCTAAACTAGAAAAAGCCGATAGTGCTGTTCAGCCATCCCGCAAAGTAACCGCCGGTGCAGGCCTAACCGGCGGCGGTGAGTTAAGTGGCAATATCACCATCGAAATGGGTACCCCTCAAACGCTGAGCGCAACGTCAGAAAATGAAACAACAGCAGAGGGCCACTCCCACGAGTTACAAATGGCAACGGCAGCCCAAGCGCGAGCGGGAGAGGACAACGAACGTTTGATGACGCCCGCCCGCGTACACCAAGCGTTTAATCATTACGGCCTGGGCAAAACCAGCACAGGCTCAACAAGCATGGATGCCCCCCTAGCCAGTGGTTTCTATCGAAACATAGCTAACCCCCCACAAGCCCCTAACGGAAAATCTGGGAGCTGGATTGAGCACGGAGGGAGCACCACAGACGGCTTTCGGCTATTCGCCACCGGCGGGTATACCAATGAAGATAACATGTACTTTAAGCGCAAAGGCTTAAACGCCTATGGCGACACAGAATGGCGAAAAATCATCCATGACGGGGAATTCCGTGGATCATTAGGCGTTAGCGGATGGCAACCCTTGCCCGGCGGCATGATTTTACAATGGGGCGTCAGTGCCCGCGTCGATGGCGATGAAAATGTCTACCTCTCATTCCCTGTTCGTTTTCCCAATGGTTGTTGGGGAGTATTCCCGGCGATAAGAGATGGTGTCACAGGCCACGACGAAATCTTTCCCCGACTAATCAAATACGACGCCATCAGTTGCACGCTCCGAGCAGAAGTGGCAGCGCCAGGCGCCACCATTCACGGCTATGACCGCTACATCCATTACTTCGCGATAGGGAACTGACATGAGCGAGTACTACTGGAGTCCTTCAGAAGAGTCTTTCTTTCCCAGTGCCCTTTACGGCACCCTGACATTGAACGCGCCCAGCGACGATGATGCCGACACCCTGGTTGAGATCCCCAACCCAGATTGCAAGCTACCCCCAGATGCCATACCCGTCGAAACCGCGACATACAAGCAGGCACTCGCCGCGCGTGAGCAGGGAAAACAGGTGGTGGCGGGCGACGATGGCCAGCCGATCATCATTGATCCGCCAGCGGAAACGCTGGAGCAACTGGCCAACCGGAAACGCCGCGAACTAAACGCCACAAGGGATGCCGCCTTTGCCCAGGGGATGGAATACAACCTCAACGGCGAAACCGATGTGGTGCAAACCCGCCCGGAAGACCAGCTCAATCTCATTGCGCTGTCAGCCAAAGCACAACGGATGATCGCAGCAGGCCACCCAGACGCCACCCTTATGTTTCGCGGTGCCGAAAACGTCAACCGAGAAATCACCGCCACGGAAATGGACGCACTCACCATGGCCGCCCTCGCCCATATCGAAGGCATCTACCAAAAAAGCTGGCAGCTAAAAGATGCTCTCGACACAGCCGAACGCGAAGAGGATCGTGAAGCGATAGAAGTGCTCAACTGGTAGTCATCTCTAACTTAAAAGCCCGCTAATTAGCGGGCTTTCTGCTCATTACTTGCTTTAACGCCTTCTTTAACTTTTTTGACTTTTTCACCTATAGTTAACCAAGCGTGATATGTATCTCGATTCTCTTGGTAATCATTCGGCAAATCTAGCAAACTAACACCTAAATTAGCATAGTCTGTTTCTCCACACCCGAACAAATAAGCATGGTAACAATAAATATAATGATAATAGGTAGTCGCATGATTATAATTACTAAGCAAGTAAGACTCATAATAACTCTTCAATCCCTCCTCAATTTTCAACTTACTCAGCATAAATGCATAAATCTTATCTAATTTTAAAAAAATTCCATCAGCAAACTCGTAAACAGAATATTCATTACAGCTTAAAATGATAGAAGCATAATCTTCCATGTCTGAAATTAAGTCATAATTTAAAAAATCATAGTTTCTAAATTCCTCAACAACTCTGTCAAGTACCTCTTTTTCTCTTTCACTAGCAGCCCAAAAATCTTGATCAAGATCTTTTTTCAAACTATCCATAAGCATCGGAAATATTGTAAAAGAGCTATTATAAGCTAGTTCAATTTCTCTCCTTTCCTTTTCAAGCTCCAATTGGCTTCTTGTTAGTGAGAGCTGAGTTTTTTGAGACTCAATCATCTCCTCCTGGCTATCAATCAGCGCTTGTTGCTGACCTAGCGTTTTAACAAAGGCAAACAGTGTCGCCACTACCGCTGTTACCCCCACCGTACCAGACAGATACGTCGCAAAATGCGCCCAGTCACTTGGGTCTTCAGAGGGCGGCCTTCCCCAGAAATTCCAGATATAAAGAACAATGGCGATGACAGCCACACCTACAACCACACCCACTAGCCATTTATTAAGATGCTTCACGTCCCTGCCCCTTTTTATTAAGCGTTCTTAATACACATTCTAACCTTGTCCCACCTTCCCCGCACAACGCCCGCCGCTACCCTCCCGCGCGTAAGCCACACACCATGGCACTACTTAGGAAAACACCAGAAACCGCTTGAACCTGCGCTGGAGACAAGCCATGTCCGACTACCACCACGGCGTTCGCGTCGTTGAAATCAACGAAGGCACCCGCCCGATTCGCACCGTAAGCACGGCGGTCATCGGCCTGGTAGCCACCGGCCCCGCTGCCGATGAAACCGCCTTTCCACTTAACGTACCAGTGCTGGTCACTGACCTTTATGCCGCAATGGGCAAGGCAGGCAATGGCGGCACACTACGCCGCACCCTCGCCACTATCGCTAATGAAACCCGCGCACTGTGCGTGGTGGTGCGTGTCGCCGAAGGCCAAGACGACGCCGCAACCACCGCCAATATCATCGGCGGTGTCGATGCGGCCACCGGGCAAAAGTTGGGCATGCAGGCGCTCACCACGGCTGAAACAAAGTTCGGCGTGAAGCCGAGAATTCTCGGCGTGCCGGAACTCGACAACGAAAGCGTTGCTTCGGAACTCGCAGGCATCGCCCAGAAACTGCGTGCCTTCGCGTATGTGTCTGCGTTTGATTGCCAAACCAAGGAAGAAGCGGCCATGTACCGCGAAAACTTCGGCCAACGCGAAGTCATGGTGATCTGGCCTAACTGGCAAGCGTTCGATGTCGACGCCGAAGAGACCCGCCCCCTGTCTGCCGTGGCTAAAGCCCTTGGCCATCGCGCCAAGCTGGATAACGACATTGGCTGGCATAAAACACTATCCAACATGCCCGTTAATGGCGTCACTGGCATCACCAAGGATCTATCGTGGGATCTGCAAGATCCCGCCACCGATGCCGGTTATTTAAACGCCGCCGACGTCACCACGCTCATCAACAAAACGGGCTTCCGCTTCTGGGGCTCACGCACCTGCAGCGCTGACCCACTGTTCGCGTTTGAAAGCTACACCCGCACAGCCCAAGTGCTCGCCGACACCGTCGCCGAGGCGCACCTATGGGCAGTCGATAAACCCATGCACCCCTCATTGGTGCGCGACATCATCGAAGGCCTCAACGCCAAGTTTCGCGAGTTAACGCGCCGTGGCTACATCCTCGGTGGCTCTGCGTGGTTCGACGACTCTCTCAACAGCCCCGAGGTGTTGAAGTCCGGCAAGTTGTACATCGACTACGACTACACACCAGTGCCCCCACTGGAAGACCTCACGCTGCAGCAGCGCATTACCGACCGCTATTTAGTCGATTTTGCCGAACGCGTCGCCGCCTAACAGGAGCACAGCCCCATGGCACTTCCCTACATTCTTAAAGACTTCAACCTGTTTGGTGACGGGCACAACTGGCAAGGCCAGATTCCAGAACTAACCCTGCCAGAGCTAGCACGCAGAATGGTCGAATACGAAGGCGGCGGCATGGATGGCCCGATTGAGGTGGACCACGGCAACGAACTGCAAACGTTTGAGTGGACAGCAGGCGGCATGATTGTCGATATCTTCGACACCTACGGCAGCCCCATTCACGATGCCGCCATGCTACGCATGACAGGCGCTTACGAATCCGACGAAGACGGCGGGATTATTCCCGTGGAGATCGTCATGCGCGGACGCCACAAAACCATCAACCTCGGCGATGCAAGCAAGGGGGATAACAACCAAATCAGCGTTACCACCTCCCTTTCTTATTTCAAACTCATCGTCGACGGCGAAGAGATCATCGAACGCGACGTCCCCGGCTACGTATTCAAGGTACGTGGTGTCGATCGCCTCGCAGGCCGCCGCCGCGCCCTAAACCTGTAAGCCAAATCACTCACCACGGCCGCCCAGGCGGCCAAACCCAACACATAGGAATGCATCACCATGACTGCAAAGACTGAAGCCAACGCCATAGAGCAAGTAACCCAAACCGCCACAAAGCCAGCCACCGCCCCCGGCGTGCCGACGAAAAACGTAGAGCTGGATACACCGATAAAGCGCGGCAAAACCGACATCACTGAAATTAACGTACGAAAACCGCTAAGCGGTGCCCTTCGCGGCGTAGCGTTAGTTGATCTGCTCAACATGGATACCCGCAGCCTGCAAAAGGTGCTGCCACGCATCACCGAACCAGCGCTAACAGAAGCCGACTGCCGCGAGCTAGACCCCGCCGACCTGCTGCAATTGGGTACGGCGGTCTCAAATTTTTTGTTGGGCAAACGCGCCGAGGGGTAACCGCTAACATTCCCAACGATGTTGAAGACGCCATGGCCGATATTGCCTTCGTATTCCATTGGCCGCCCAGTGCCATGGATAGCATGGGGCTAGAAGAGCTAGCCCGTTGGCGAGAAAAAGCCAGAGAGCGCAACACGCCTAAAAAGCGCGGGCGATAAACCACTCAATGCCCCATAAATGGGGCATTTTGCTGCAGGAGGCCGCATGGCCCGTAACCTAAATCTAAGCGTCACTCTACAGGCCATCAACAAAGCCACCGGCCCTTTGCGGCAAATTATGGAAGGCTCTCGCGGGGCAGGCGGTGCCATCCGCGAAACCCGCGACCACCTGCGCAACCTGCAAGATCAACAAAAGAAGCTAACCGCGTTTCGGGACATGTCGCGCCAAAGCCACGGCACCCGCCGCGCATTAATGGACAAGCGCGAGGAGCTAAAGCGCATCACTCAAGAGCTGGAAAGCACCACCGGCCCCACCCGCCGCCTTACCCAGCAACAGGAACGTGCCCAGCGTGAAGTTGAAAAGCTCAGCGGCGAATACCGCCAAAACCGAGACCGCGTGCGCGAACTTGCCCGCGAGTTGCCCGCAGGTGTTGAAGGGGTTCGTGGGTTTACACAGCAGCAAGATGCCCTAGCAAAACAAATTGAAGAAACCAACCACCGCCTGGGTCGCCAGCAAGATGCCTTACGACGTTTAGGAGAGGCCAACGTGGGCGGCAGGTTCAATGCAATGACCGGCGAAATACGCCGCTTTGGCCGCAACGTAACAGTAGCGGGCGGCATTGCGGCTGGCTCCATATTCGCACTCAGCAGCAGCACCGCAAGCTTAGGCGATGACGTCGCAAAAACTGCCGACAAAATGGGCATTGGCACCACGGAGCTGCAACAGTTGCACTATGCCGCTGAACGGGCTGGCGTGGGCACCGAAGGCTTAAACAGCAGCATGCAACGTATGGTTCGCCGCATAGGTCGCGCGGCTAATGGTACGGGGGCAGCCGTCAAGCCCTTAGAGCAACTAGGTTTATCAGCTCAAGAGCTGAATAACATGCGCCCTGAACAAGCGGTGGCCGCCATTGCCGACGCCCTGGAAAGCGTCGAAAGCCACGGTGACAAAATCGCCATTATGAGCGGCATCATGGGCAATAGTGGCGAATCCATGATCAACATGCTGCGCGGCGGCAGCGAAGAGCTAGAAGCGCTCATGGCTGCCGGGCTTGAAACCGGCTATGTGCTTAGTGAAGAGTCCGCCCGTGGCGCTGAAAACTTTCAAGACGCATTGCTAGATGCCCAGCTCGCCGTTAAAGGTGTCAAAAACACCATCGGGGCAGAGCTAATGCCCGCCGTCACCGACATCATGCGCGAGTTCGTCGGCTGGATGCGTGAAAACCGCGAGCAAGTGCAGGCCTTTGCAAAAGCGTTTGGCGAACGGCTGAAAAACGCCGTGCCCATCATTATCGACCTAGCCACCGGCGCGGCAGGCATGGCCAGCAGCATCGCCGACATTGTGAGCAGAACGGCCGAACTGGTCGGCGGATTCGACAACCTCGCCATGATTGTTGGCGGCCTATTCGCGGCCAAAATGATACTCAGCATTGTGATGTTTGGCGTCAGCTTAGTAAAAGCGGGAGGTGCCATCATTGCGCTCGCGAAGACGCTACCCGCATTAGGCATAGGTATTAAGGCGATTGGTGCGCTCATGATGGCCACGCCGATTGGCTGGCTAATCGCAGGCATCGCCGCCATCGCCGGGGCGGCCTACCTTATTTATAAATATTGGGAACCCATCAAGGCGTTTTTCATCGGCCTTTGGCAACAAGTGAAAGCCGCGTTCGATGAAGGCATCGACGGCGTTGCCCGCCTGCTAATCAACTGGTCACCGTTAGGCCTCATTCATAGCGCATTCATCGGCGCGCTAGATCTGCTGGGTATTTCAGTACCCGTGGGGTTCCGCGACCTGGGCAGCTTTGTCATTGACGGCCTAATCGGCGGGCTAAATGACAAACTCAATGCCTTGCGCGAGCGCGTTAGCGGCATAGCTAGCAGCATCATGGACTGGTTTAAAGGCGTACTCGGCATCAACTCCCCCAGTCGAGTCTTTGAAGGCTTCGGTACCAATATTGTTGAAGGCATCATCAACGGCATCGGCGGCATGGCTGGGGCGCTACGCGACCATGTGACAAGCCTAGCGAGCGATATAGCAGGCTGGATGAGTAACGCCGTCGGTAGTGCCGTTGATGTGGGTCGCGATATTGCCAATGGCCTAGGCGACGGTATAGCCAACGCAACAGGCAGAGTGCAAGGGGCAATCAGATGGATGACAGGAAGCGCAGAGGAAGAGGCCCGCGAAGACCTGGATACCCACTCACCAAGCCGCGTGTTTAGAAGTATCGGCATAGATGTTTCTGCCGGTCTGGCCAACGGCATCAAGGACGATGCAGACGGCCCGCTGAAGCAAGTGCGTAGCCTCACCAACAGTCTACGCAGCGCGGCAGGCGGCTTAATGCTCAGCGCAGGGATCGCCAGCCCAGCCGCTGCACTAGACATACCACAGCCCGAAGCGCAAACCGTCACCGCAAACATCGCCGCCCAAGAGCTACCCAGCGTAGATCGCAACAACATCGACACCAGCAGCGTGCAAATAGACGCCCGCCCACCGCTACAAAGCCATGCCAACGCATCGCAAAGCGGCGGACTGGTGATTCAGGGTGGTATCAATATTCAAGTGCACGCCGCCCCCGGCATGGATGAACAAGCCTTGGCACGGCTGGTGAATGAGCAAGTACAGCGGGCACTGGAACAAGCCGAACGCCGCGCCGCCGCTGCCAGCCGCCGCAACTTCTACGATAACGATTGAGGGCAATCACATGATGATGACCTATGGCCTTTTCGTGTTCGGCCTAAATACCGCCGCTTATCAAGAATTACAGCGGCAAACCAACTGGCGACACGCCAGCACATCACGCATCAACGCGCGGCCTGCCCATCAATACCTTGGCCCTGGTGACGACACCATCACGCTAACCGGCACCCTCCTGCCCCTATTCACCGGCGGCCAACAAAACCTGGATATGCTCAGGGTACTAGCGGATGAAGGCCGCGCGTGGCCATTGATTGAAGGCACCGGCACCTACTACGGCATGTACACCATCGGAAGCCTTCAAGAACGTAAAAGCGAGTTTTTCCGCGATGGCGCGGCCAAGCAAATCGAATTTGATCTAAAGCTAGCCCGCGTGGATGAAGCCAGAACCGAACTGCTGGGCGTGCTGCAAAACAGTGCTCTTCGCGCCATTACCGGGGCGCTGGCATGACCCCCGACTACCGCATCACCCTACAAGGCCAAACCATTAGCCCTGCGTTTCGTGCTCGGTTGTCATCACTCACCCTGCACGACCGTCGCGGCATGCAAGCCGATCAACTGGACATAACGCTATCAGACGATGACGGCATGCTGGATATACCGCCGACAGGCGCAGAGCTAACACTAGCCATCGGCTGGCAAGGCCAAGCCCTCACCGAGCGAGGCACGTTTATCGTCGATGAAGTGGAACACACCGGCGCACCGGATACCCTCAGCATCCGCGCCTCAAGTGCCGATATGCGCCAAGGGCTGCCCGGCAAAAGAACGCAAAGTTGGGATGACGTAACGGTTCGCGAGATCCTTATCACCATTGCCGCCCGGCACGACCTAACCCCCAGCGTAGGCGCAACGCTGGCAGGCATCCGCATCGCACATATTGATCAAACCGATGAATCAGACCTCCACTTTCTAACCCGCCTAGCCGAACGCTTCGACGCCGTGGCCACCGTCAAAAGTGGCTACCTGATCTTCGTCCCCATGGGCCAAGCCACCACTGCCAGCGGGCTAGAAATCCCACCCATTCAGCTACGGCGCGAAACCGGCGACCAACACCGCTACTTGGTTGCCGAGCGCGACGCCTACACCGGCGTCACCGCCCTATGGTATGAAAAAGACCAAGCTGAACGCCTCACGGTCACCGTCGGCGAGCCCGACAACACCCAGCAGCTACGCCACACCTACGCCAACGAAACCGAAGCGCTGGAAGCCGCCCAAGCCGAATGGCAACGCCTGCAACGCGGCGTCGCCTTTTTCAGCATTACCCAGGCGGTAGGCGACCCCAACGTCTTCCCCGAAACCCCCGCCCAATGCATCGGCTGGAAACCCCAAATCGACGCCACCGCCTGGATCATCACAGAGGTAACCCACAACCTCACCGAATCCAGCTACACCACTGCGTTGCAGCTCGAAACCCGCTCAGAACAATAAAACAGGGTTATTGGGGTTATTTAATTTGACCGCCAAAGAATACGGGGTTATAGTAACCCTACATTCAAAAACACAGGGGCAGGAGGTGAATAGCAGAGCACTGATCAAGGAACTGGAAGCGGATGGCTGGGAGTTAGTGAGAGTCAAAGGCAGCCACCACCATTTCAGGCACCCTACTAAGCCCGGCACAGTGACCGTGCCACATCCCAAAAAGGATTTGAAAACAGGGCTAGTAAAGGGAATCAGAAAAAGCGCCGGCCTCTTATGAGGCTGGCCACTGCTGCCCCGCACCACAACAGGAGATCAACGCATGTTGTTTCCCATTGCAATTGAACGCGGCGACGAACAACACGCCTACGGCGTGGCGGTTCCTGATTTGCCCGGCTGCCATTCAGCAGGCGATACCTTTGAAGAAGCGATGACCAACGCGAAGGAAGCCATTGAAGGCTGGCTAGAAGTCGCCGTGGACTACGGCGATCCCATTCCCGAAGCCACCTCCATCGAACACCACATGGATAATCCCGATTTTGAAGGCTGGATCTGGGCCGTGATCGATATCGACCTAACCCCCTACCTGGGTAAAAGCCACAAAATCAACGTCACGTTGCCAGACCTACTGGTGAAACAGATTGACGACTTTGTGGCCAGCCACCCAGGGGATAAAACGCGTAGCGGCTTCCTCTCGCGGGTTGCCATGGCAGAACTAGCCAAAGCACGTAAAAGCGCATAACGAAGCACAACAAAAACCCCCGGCCACTCCACATGGCCGAGGGCTTTCGTTTCAGGCTAGCCTAACAGCCGCCGCTACTCCTTGACCCACCCCATCATGAACATAAGCAACACCGAGGTTTCGCCTACCTGCTGATTGGTAAACAACCGCGCATTTTCAGCGGCATCAGCATCAGGCGAGAAGGCATCGTTTAGCTGGGTCATTAGCTCCTCAGCAAAACGCCGTAAATCATCAACGCTATTCACCTGCTGAGAAACCGTTGGCTTTAAGTGATCGTTTTGCCACATCACTGTAAACAAGTCGGCCGATGTGGCCAGCTTGTTGGCATCACTGGCCTGCTGCCACTCCACCGCACTGGCAGCGTGCAATGTTCCCCCCTCATACCACGCCGCTTGCACTAGCAACGAAAGGCACAACAACCAGCAGCCGACCGTGAGTGTTATTAATTTTCGCATCCGCTTCACCAAGGCAGTCTATAGAAAACCCCCGGCCATAAAATGGCCGGGGGCTACTACTGTCGCAGACTTCTGGCGAAGCGGAAACCGCAACGCGTGCTACAAGGCGACAGTGTCATCGTCTCAGGTATAAAGCAGCAGCGATGTAAGCCAACGCCGCCAAACCATGTAAGCGATTGCCGCTAACGCGTGTAGGAAATTGGCGGGTAACGTGTAAGAAACTGGCGTGCCCAATGTAGGAAATTGCTGACAAGCGTGTAAGCCATTACCTACACCGCCCAGCATCGCGCTTGCCGAACCACCACGCCTTTATACTGCTTGGGCGTGATAAAACACCCTTCACCACCGTTGGCAGGCAACAAACGGCAACGGCTACCCACGCGGTGAGATTTAAATAGTCGATATTCCCCTTCTACCTCAGCCACCACCAGATCCGCATGACCAAACGAGCGCGCTTCATCCACCACCAGCACATCGCCTTCCATCCATAGCCCACCTGGGTGTGCCTCGTCGCTGATCTCCACCAGAAAACAGCTAGGCGGAAACCGTCGCTTGTCCATCTCTGCTATCGCGGGGTGCTCCACACCCATCACCGCAGGCCCTAAGTAATTCACGCGCATAATCCATGCCCTGTGCTAGCTCCACATTCAGCGACGTATATTAGCGTTTTCCTGTCGCTTCCCCTGTGCAAAATACTGTATAAATTGACAGCATATAGCAAGAGTTATAGTTTGGATGAGAACAAGAGAATGCACGCCGCTTGCGCACGGGCCATGCAATCTTGTTTAAGGTGAATATCAACAGTGCTCAAGAGGTGAGCGGATGAACATACAAGACATTAAACAAGCCATTGCCAATAAAGTACTTAGCGAATATGACCGTGGTAACACAGGCATGGTGAACCTGACGTCTTTAGAAAGCGAGCTAGGGATACCATGGGATAGAATCGCGGGTGCAGTTAGCGCTCTGTATGAGCAGGGCGTCATTGATACAGTTATGGGCTGCGCAGCTGCACGACTCACACCGTACGGTGTTGAGGTACTCGAACCGCGAGATATCGGCGTACCCAAGCAGCCACCACAGACGGTAAACAATAACTTTAGCGGCTCCTTTAACCAGTCAGCTATTGCCACGAGCGGTGGACAGGCTAGCGTCTCCATACAAAACACCGAAGTTAATAATTATTTCCAGCAGCTTGAAAAAGCGATTGATCAATCGCACAGCATACCGCCAGAGCAAAAGAGCAAGTGGAAAGCTAATTTGTGGGAGATGTCTAAGCACCCTGGGCTTGTAGCAACGCTTGGTGCTGTATTAGGCGGGTAGAAAGATGGGGGCGACAGCCCCCTGGCACCGACGCTGCGCGAACCGAAGCCCGCGCTATACGACGCTGATAAAGGCGTATATGGATGAGAGGCGGCTAGAAAATATAAATTCTCCTAATCGCTTTCCAAATGCCCCCAGAGACTTCAAGCTGAAGATTGGGTATTCAGAAATCACACAGAGGCATAACCTTTCGTGCAACAACGCGTTCAGATCGGTATGATACCTCCCCACTTTGCAGCAGAAGACAAGGGTTCAAGGGATGCCTGAACAACAAATAGTGCTTCCTTTCCTCAAGTGGGCGGGCGGTAAACGATGGCTGGTAAAGGATCATCCTGATATTTTTCCAAAGAAGTTCAATACCTATATTGAACCTTTTCTGGGCAGTGGCTCTGTTTTCTTTCATCTAAAGCCAGAGCAAGCTCTGCTATCAGATACAAACCAAGAGCTGATCACTACATATAAAGCTATACGCAACAGAAATAGGAAAGTTAGAAGCCTTTTAGAAGAATACCACCAAAAGCACTCTAAAGAATTTTACTATTATATGCGCGCCCAAACTCCTAAAACACAAGAGGGAATTGCAGCACGCATAATATACTTAAACAGAACCTGCTGGAATGGACTATATCGCGTCAATTTAAGTGGGCAATTTAACGTACCTATTGGAACAAAGAAAAATGTAATTCTTGAGTCTGATAATTTCAGCGCTACCGCCAAGTTACTACGCAGGTCTGAGGTTATTCACTCAGACTTTGAAGCGATAATCGACAGAGCTAAGGAAAACGACTTCGTATTTGTTGACCCACCCTATACCGTGAAGCACAACCTTAATGGCTTTGTAAAATACAATGAACAATTATTTTCATGGGAAGATCAAGTAAGGTTAAAAAAATCTATCGATAGGGCAACTAGTAGAGGTGCAAAAGTATTAATAACTAACGCTGACCACGACTCTATAATTGATCTCTATAAAAACTACAAGAATTCAAGCACTTTCATACGCGCTAATGTTCTTTCAGGAAAAAGCGAATTCAGAGGAAAATACTCTGAACTCGCTATAAAGTGTTGGAAATAGAATTAAAATGGCGAGACACTTAAAAGCTTCTTATAAAGCGAAGCCTCGCCGCTAGACCCTGGCTTATAGTTATCAACAGTGAAATGATCATCATCAATATCTAGGTATTTAAATATTGATAGAAAATCTTTCTCTGTAGGGACAGGCTTTCCGATATAAAGATAACAATCCTTCAAGTAGCGCATCAAAGCCATAAATCCATTGGTTCTTCTAAGCATTACACCGGGGCTTTCTGAGTTCCAAGCATGAGGCCACTTACTTTCAACGGCAGAAAAGTAAAACCATAATATATCAGTTAGCTCAAAATCTTTCTCATCAATCATAAAGTCTCGAAAGATCAATTTATCTTTATCTTTCAAGTCGGCTCTAGGTATTTTCTTTTTACGGATATATAAATCTCTGTCGGTTTGAGGCTTCCTGCTTATATATTTCATCAGTGATTGAACAAAAGCAGCCTGTGTAATTGCTCCAGGTAAGTTATGAGGACTCGCAACACCCAAACGTTTAATACGATTGTAAAGAGGACTCCCCTCTGTTTCATTTAAAGAAACAGCAACATCATGACAAAGTTTCTGCGGGCTTCGAGAATCAGCCAAATCGTAAAGATCGTATAGCAAACTTTTATTAATCTTTGTCTGGGCTATATTAACAGTTGAAAATATATAAGCTTCTGATGCCACATCTATATCAACGAAGATAGATACATTGACTTGGAAGCTTTCAGAACCGAGGTAACCTTTAAGACCCTCGATTCTATGCTGTCCGTCAATGACTTTAGCAATTTTTTCTAAAGGTATGCTTTCATCATCCTCTTCGCCAGTCTCGCTTGTATAAGGTGCTAACTTTAAATAACCAGAATCTTTGTCATATTCAGCACACTTTCCATCTACAGATAGAATGATGGCAGTTGGAAAACAAGCATCAAAACTATTCACATAGTCAGCTATTTCATCAACTCGCTTTTTACTTAACGGGCGCTGAATACCCAAATAAGTTTCAAAACCTCTCTCACCATCAATTCTACGAACATCAGTATGAGTAATATCTATAAGTTCCTTATAATCTATAGACCCCATAAAAAAAGTGCCTATTGGCTGCTTAATTGGCACACAAGCAACATCAAAAGAATTTTTATCACTATATCTATGAAACATTTCGACTTGAGGACTCATAACTACTCTCTCCCTCTAGCATGTTCTGCATACGCTCTCACATTCTTTATTGTCGAATCACGCATTTTATCCCCAGGCTTCTTAACACTGTGATTCACATAAGTTGCGAAATAATTTAGAACTAGTGAAAAAATCAAAGCGATAGCAGACGAACTAATCATAAAGCCAGCATCAATATCACCAGAGATCTTATTGGCAACATATATAGTAACTGCTAGCAAAGTAAAAAGAAGAACAAAAAACTGAAAAAAGCGCTTATGTTTGATTGGAGGTTCAGCTACAACAGAATAAGCCAAAGGCCCCATCATAGCAATCGAGGCAATCATCAACTCCCCTTGCATAGCATTAAGAGACAATGCCTCGAACCAAGTGCTTTCCGCTTTAAAACGCAAAAGCAATATTCCTACAGCAATAGAAGACAATGAATAAATAGAAGTAATCGAAAATTCCGCAAATGCGGAAGCCATCCAACTACAAACTTCACGTACTCTTCGTCTTAAAGTACTCATGAAGAACTCCTCAGATAAAATCTTATTATTTTTTTTCTACTCATACCTTCTCCAAATTGAATATTTAACATGTATCAAACCACCCGCCCAATCCGAATTTCACACCGCCCCAGAATCTCCACGTCGTGCATATCCTGCGGCTTGATCATTTCCGGCTGGTAATGGTCGTTGTCGCTAATCAAGTACAGCGCGCCCCCTGCTAGGCGCTGCACCCGCTTAATCCGTCGCTCACCGCTAACCAGCAGCAAAAACACACCTTCCTGTTTCGGGTCGCGGTTGCTGCGATCCACCAGCACCCAGTCCCCATCCGCTAGGGTGCCGTCCATCGAATCGCCGCGCACTTTCACGCCGACCACCTGGGCGGGGTTTAGCCCCTGCTCGGTGAGTTCGGCAGTGGAAAAGTACAGCGTGGTTTTCACCGGCTCGCCTTCAAAGCTTCGCCCTGCCCCAGCGGCCGCTTCAATGTCGTACATCTTCACAGGCGAGAGCTCCGAACCCGGTTCGCTCACTGGAATACCAAGTGGCTGCTGCTCGGCATCGCTGTTTGCACCTTCAGAATGTGGGCCAGAGCCAATACCGGTTAACAGCCAATCTAAGGATACGCCAGTATTTTTGGCTGCCTCCACGCATTCGAAAGTTGGGATATTTCCATTTTTAGACCAGTTATGGATTGTGGAAGGCGCTCGTTTAATAATTTTTGATAGCTGCTGATCATTTTTAACCCCATAGGCAAACCTAAGCCTTTCAAGAACTTGCAGACCAAAATGATCACCGCTCATATTTAAATCCCATAAAATGAATATTTTTCATTCGAAATTTGGGATATTTAATCCCAATATCTGAACAATTCTAAGTTAATCCAAATTACTACAGCTTCAGGAGCCTTTGCCATGACAGAGCTAACCGTCGAGCAAGTTCGCCAAAACAACGAAGCCGCCATCGTCGTCACTGAAGGCGATGCGCTTTTTGATGCGCTGTGGGCGGTGATTCATGCGTCTGCTCAAGCTCCTGTACCTGATACGCAAGCCTTAGCAGTGATTCCGCTGATAGGTGCAGCTCGTAATCAAACTGCGAGTTCAGGTACCCCTTAACTTTCAGCGTCCCAGATGCGCCGTCGTACTGCGTTTCGATGGGCAGGTCGACCACCACCGGAAAGATCGGTTTGTCATCGCCAATAGCTGGGATCAACGGTTTTTCATCACTCACAACTAAACCTCATTAAATTTTTTGGAGATTTCACCAATGACCACTACAGCCGACCAGCTCACCCCCAAGCAAAACGCCTTGGCCAGCCGCGTCTTTGTCGAGACGATGAGCGAGCTAGCCAAGCACCGCATCAACCACGGCAAACTCGAAGCCATCGCCGATGAGCTTTCTTCCGCGTTGCGCATTGGCCTTAGTGAGATCAATGCCGTTAACCCGCTCACCACTGAGCAAGTGGCCAAGCTAGAACGGATGCTCGCCGAATCCACTCCGCCCCCTTCCAGCGTATCCCCCTTGGGCGAACGCCGAATCCACAGCAAGGAAGAACTGGCACTTCTCGAAGCGACCCGTGCTAAAGCCAGTAACCCCATTTGCGTGCTCTCGGCCACCAGCTCTGCTAGTCCCCCTGGCCTATCCGCTGCTGAAGCGGCGTATTGCCAAATGGCCGAGCTACGTCGCAAGCGAAAGCATGAGATGGCACTGCTTGAAAGTCAGGCTCTCAAGGCTCGGGGCAAAGCTAGCTGTGCTTCATGTCGGGATCAGGGCGAAAACGGAGATCCCATTCATCCGCAGGCGATGAGTTGTGACTCGCGAGGAGAACAGCCGTGAAGTCCATCAACGCTAGCTCCTCCATAGCCGCTTCAAGCTCGGCTTGGCCATACACGGTGAACACCCGATACACCTTTCTTGCTCCGTTTTCGATGCCCAGACGCTTGGGGGCACCGCCCTCATCGCGGGCTGCGTCTTCCAGCAGGGCCTCGGTCAGCGTGTGGTCAAAACGCGGCACCGCCACACCTTCAAGGTAACGATGTTCCATAACCAACGTACTCCAAATTGAATTAAAGGAAGCCTAAACCATGCCAAACGTAAACGCCATGCCCTCAAAAGAGAACGTTCGTGCCCAGCAGGCACCGTGCAACCAGCAGCTCAACATCTACATCACTGCTGAAGAGCGTGAGCGGATCGAGCAGGTAGCGCGTAACGAAATGCGCACCGTCTCCGCCACCATCCGCATGCTCTCGCTTCGTGGCCTCAGCCAATACCAACAAGACACTCTCATCGCCGATTAACCCGTTGTTCGTGCTTCTGCATAAGGAACGCCGTCATGCATCAAGACACCCGTCGCATCCGTCAACGCTATGCCGCCATCAATTTGGACGACTACGAAGCCAAGTTGATTGACGCCCTGGTCGACTACACCGGCATGTCGAAAGCCACCTTGCTGCGCCAATTGGTGCTGAAAGAAGCGCTCGAAACACTCGGCGTTAGCGACATCGTGAACACCAGTATGGGCCAGCGTGCGTCGTAAAAGCAGGCACAAAAAAGGCCTAAAAGGAGCACTCAAAATGCCCCAGAACCACCTAGCGCTGGATGACGAACTAGAACGCCAGCTGGAGGCGGTGCGGCAACAGCAAGGCTTAGAAACGATAGACCAAGCCGCCGAATGGCTCGCCCGCCGACGACTACGAAAGGGCACGGCCAGCCTCACCGGAAGAGGCCGCGCCCTCTACGAAATAAGGGGGCCGAGTGACTGAAAAAACCGATGTGAAACAAGGCTCCGTCGAAGGGGAATACCTCGAAGGCGAAGCAACAGAAAGCGTAGAAAACCAGGACAGTCGACTTCGATTCGACTGCCCTCACTGCGGATCACATATGTGGGTGCGAACTTCGAAGACGCATCTACCTATTTTCCGAGTGCTCTACCTGCACTGTAGCAACGTGTTCGGTTGTGGGTTCCGTACCACAGCAGACCTTTCGTTGAAGCATGTACTGGCACCCAGTTTCCGGCCAAATCCAAAGGTGGATCTTCCGTACTCACCTTGGTTCAAGCGGCACGCGCGCTTGGAGGCACAAGGCCAGATGCGTCTGGGTATAGAAGATCAAACCAAAAAGGAAGCGAGAAAATGAACGTAACGCCCATTAACTCAGCAAAAGCCCCCTTCGATCTAGCCACAGAGCTGCTATGGAAGCACCGCTGGGACAGCCGCGCCGAAGCGCTGCGCATCACCATCGGCACTCTGGTGAACGACTACGGCATCGCAGAATCCACCGCCGAAGTAGCCAGCATTCAGGCCTTCGCCGACCTGGATAGCGTGAACCTGGATTCAAGCATCGATATGAATGCCAGCACGTCTCATGTGGTGGTGTTACGTACCCGCAACGGCTGCCCGGTGGTGTTCACCGCGCGGGATCTCGACCGCATGATTCAACAAGCCCGCGATGCTGGCCTCGCTCAAGTCGTTGATGCCGATACCCGCCGCCCCATCGTGTTAGAGCACTGAGGTGGCCACCATGAATAATGTGACCCCACTTCCCTCACGCCAACGCGCGGCCATCGTTCAACACGACCGTGCGGGCTTCGGCGAACTTCGCGCCGAGCTACACAGCCGAGTAGCCGACCAAGACTTAGTAGCCGTTTGGGCGGAACTCCCTTTTCCTGAGCGCCGCTTGGTACTGAAAAGCGCAGGTTTAGAGGCCGATGCTACCCAGCAAATCAACCAGCTAGCCAAGCCGGAACGCGCCGCCGTGCGTGCCGCCATCCACCGTATGAGCAATTACGCCACCGGCCTTCGCGACCAATTGCGCCACCGCACTCAGCACCCAAGCTGTGAACTGGCCAGCCACGCCCGCCAAGCTTTGGCAGAAGGCAACACCAAGGCCGCCCTGCACTGGCTTAGCCTGATCGAAAAGGGGGTGGCATGAATATCCAAACCACCATGGACAACCTGTTCATCACCAAGGTGCGCTTTGAAGAGCTAGCCAACGCATTAGCCGAACGCGGGCATCAGATGGCTGCGGCAGAACTGCAACGCGAACTGGACAAAATCAGCGAGCAGTTAATGCAGTTAGAGCATGTATTAAAAGCGTATCAAGTCGATATTGCCGCTACACAGATGGGTGCTAAATGAGCGCGCTGGAACAGAGCCAGCGCTTTGGCACCCGCGAATGCCGCGTATGGCGTGAGGCTAACTTTTGGGCGCCGCTGCCTAGCATCGCTGAAACACTGGCGGGCGGCTTTGTGCATGTGGCCAAGCGCCACGGTAATGCAGCGGGCAACCGGTGGTTAGCGCGCAACGCGGCTGAACTGGTCGACCCTGCCAGCATCTACCGTCGCTTTGAATCGATGGGAACCGATTTAGAGCGTGGCTATAACGCCATGGTGAAGCGTGCGCCCACGACCATCGAAGGGTTACAGCAGGCGTGCCAGTGGTTGGCCAGCGTGCAAGATCGCTTAATAGTTCATGGCTTGAACGTCACCCACGACGATGAAGCGGTTATCAATCACGCAGATGCGCAGGCCACGGCAATCGAGCGCGAACGTAGCAAGTTGATCGGCGGCATTGCTGAACATAACCGCCGCCTTCGCTTGGGCTTGCTGCCGCCACCACTCCACCTGAAAACGCCCAAGGCGCGCACCCTTTCCGGCCAAGCGCGTGAAATCGCGTTGCAGATAGCCGATTCCCGCAATCCATTAAGCCCGCCATTGGGCGTCATTCCATTGATGGCAGTGTTCAACTGGTACCGCGCACCAGTTATGAGCCTATCCGTCGTCAATGAAATGGCGCTCGAAAAGGCACGCCACCGGGCGCGCCTGCATGGCATAAACCCGCCTAGCCTGAAGCTGAAAAGCAGCGTGCAACTGGCCAAGCTAACTGACCCTATTTGGTGGCGTCGGCAACTGCGCCGTTTAGGTGGCCGCCGTTTAGAACAGGTACAACGTGAAGCGCACCGTGTGCACAAACGTGCAGGCATTTACTGCAGCAACGTCACACTCGACCGCCGCCGCTCCCAGAAGAACCGGAACCGCGCATTGCTGGAAGCACTGGAAGCCATCAACCAGGAAGGTCAGGTTTATACGCTGGCTGAACTTGCCGAATTGGGCTTATCGAACCCCGACCATCGCCGCGCTGAATTAATGCTGCGCATCCGCGATACGGAAGTGGAATCCCGTCGCTTAGGGCATGTGGGCATGTTCTACACCATCACCGCCCCCAGCCGCTTTCACCCGGTGCTTTCTCGCAGTAGCGCCCGTAACCCGAAGTACGACGGCAGCACCCCGCGTGAAGCACAAGCCTACTTGCAGCAAGTATGGGCGCGCACCCGCGCCAAGCTTGCCCGTGAAAACATCGGTGTTTATGGCATCCGTGTGGTGGAACCCCACCACGATGGCACGCCCCATTGGCATTTGTTGATATGGACTGCCCCTGAGCACGCCGACACCGTTAACGAAATTCTACGCTGCCACGCCGAAGCGGATACCCACGAAGAGCTTTACGACCGCCGTGGTGAGAAAACCACCGCTCGGTTCAAGGTGGAAAAAATAGACTATCGACGCGGTACCGCTGCGGGGTACGTGGCCAAGTACATCTCAAAGAACATTAACGGCGAACAATTCACCCGCGATGGTGTGCAAGACGATGACAAAGACCGCTATGGCCATGACCTCAACAGCAGCGCACCGCGCATTGAGTCGTGGGCGGCCGTGTGGGGCATTCGCCAGTTTCAGTTCGTTGGCCTACCTAGCGTGACCGTGTGGCGGGAAGTGCGCCGCCTGAATGAAAAACACATTGATGAGCTAACCGCTTGGGAAGCCGCCACCCGACCAGAAAAACGCATTGCTGGGCGCTTGGAGAAGATCCGCGCGGCGGCTAATTCCGGCCAGTGGGATCAATTCTTACGCTTGATGGGTGGCCCCAACCTGCCCCGCAAACAGCGCCCGGTTAAGCCGTGGACGATGCCCCGCGTAGACCTCGACCGCCTTGAATTTAGCCACGCCACCGGCGAAGTGCATGAAGGCGTGGAAGCCAAAGGCCGCCACGGCGAAAGCAAGCTGGGCACCTTCGGCATTGTGGTTTCCGATGGCCGGGGTAACGAACACGAATACCTGACCCGCTTTTACCGCTGGCAAGTGCGCAGTAAGTCGCGCGGCCACCAGGGGGTTTCGGGAGGCGGCGAAGCCGCGTCCCCTTGGACTCGTGTCACTAACTGTACGCAGGGGCCAGATATCCAGCCCCGCGAGCCATCGCCCGAAGAGATAAAAGCCCAGCGCGAACGTCTCAAAGAGTGGAAGCGCTCAGAAATTTACCGAGCCGAAGCGGAAGACGCCTTCCGAGAAGGCCAAGAAGCCATAGAAGCGGCACGAAAACTCTTCGCGCCGTCCAACCATACCCAGCAGGAAGAGTACTTCCCGCCCGAACTTTGTTGATAAAGGAGTATGAGCCGTGAATAAAGCAAGCCCAGTTGAGCTAAGAAAGGCGCTTTTAGTCGCCAAAGCCTATGCAGACGCGGGAATCCAGTTCGTTCCCATGCCTGTGTTTAGCGAAGAAGAGAAAAGCAATCTTATTAAAGAGGCTGATGAGCGTCTGGAAAAAGAAGCGGTTCGGCTGGAAGAAGAGGAGTCCGCAAACGATGGCCGATAACGCCGACCGCGCCGCAGTCACTATCCAACAAAGCCTGGAGGCCGCCCTGGCTCGTAAAGCGAACCTTGCACAGCAAGCCGCTAGCGATAAATGCATTGATTGCGGTTATGAGATCCCAGTCGAACGCCGCGAAGCCGCGCCATGGGCTGCCACTTGTATTGAGTGTCAGGGCATGCGCGAACGGAAAGCCCGACAGGGCCGATAGGTCAAAAATGAACTACTTACTAACGGCGTTCGCGCTCACCACGTTAGGCACGCTAGCCGCTATCGCACTTTTAAGCGGGGGCAAGTACCAAGATGAAAAGCGGGCAATATGTGCAGCTAAATGCTCAAAAAATCACAAAGTAGGTAAAAATGAGCAAATTAACGCGCAAAAGAACAAACAAAGGGAGGTATAGGTGAATGAGTTGGCTCTTTTCGCAGGCGCTGGTGGCGGAATACTCGGCGGCCACCTCCTCGGATGGCGTACCGTCTGCGCCGTTGAGCGTGATGCCTACGCAGCACAAGTTCTGGCGCAACGACAAAACGATCGAGCCCTCGCGCCTTTCCCTATTTGGTCTGACGTGTGCAGTTTTGACGGAAAGCCATGGCGAGGCCGTGTTGACGTCGTTTCTGGCGGCTTTCCCTGCCAAGACATCTCCGCTGCTGGAAAAGGTGCCGGCATCGAGGGACAGCGGTCAGGATTATGGGAGCAAATGGCGCGGATCATTCGCGAAGTACAGCCCGGCTACGTCTTCGTGGAAAACAGCCCAGTGCTCACTTCTCGCGGACTCGGAAGGGTTCTCGGAGACCTGGCCGAAATGGGGTTTGATGCACCATGGGGCTGCATATCCGCTGCCGACCTTGGTGCACACCATGAGAGGGAAAGAATCTGGATTGTGGCCTACTCCCACAGTCTGCGGGAACAACAACCGGAAAGGGGTAAGTGCGAAAAGTGGGGATGGGCTAGCAACAGCGGTCAAAAAATGGCCGACGCCGCTGGCGTCAGATTGGAACAAAAATGGCCACCCGGGAGATATGGCTCGGAGGTCTCCGTCATTGGCAGATGTAGTAAAGATGTATCCCACACCAAACGCCTCGGATGCACACAAATGGAGCAACCAGTCACTTTTGGAGAGAAAGGAAAAAGGTCAACAGGTTCGGCTGAGCACAGCCGTAGCTCCCGAGGGTGGGCAAGGTGGCCGGCTGAACCCGACGTGGGTCGAGTGGCTGATGGGGTGGCCAATCGGGTGGACAGAATTAAAGCCCTTGGAAATGGACAAGTTCCACGAGTGGCAGCGGCAGCATTCGCCCTGCTCAGCGAAGAGTGAGGTAGCGGCATGAATCACAACCCACCGCCCGCACAGACGCCACCTCTACCTAAGGGTGGTGTAGTGGCACGGCAAGCGGCAATGCTGTGCTCTGATCCTGCTTTTCAGCTTTACCTAGATCGCCGCCGCCGGTTTAAGCACAACATGGCAGAAAGCCAGTTGCCCGATGGTACCCATAACGCTAAAGACGCGCGTGATTGGTTGATAGCAGCCTGCAACATCGCTAGCCGCGCCGAGCTGGATAGCAACCCAGCAGCGTGCCAAACGTTTCGCATGATCCGCAACCGCTTCAATCGCTGGCGGGCTAAGCAAAAGGGAGATAAGAAATAATGAAAACTGAATTTATGCTGCTAGCGTGCTACGAAAAGCCCCTTATACCGCTGGAAACCTTCTGTGCAGATATTATGGGTGTGTCGCTGCAAACAGCGCGCAACCGGATCGCCCAGGGCACCTTCCCAGTACCGCTAACACGTACCGCCCGCCAACCCATGGTGCATATTGCCGATGCTGCCAAATTCATTGATACCCAACGTGAGAGCGCGGCCTAACGCGCTCTATCCTTCGCCGCCAAGTCTGCGGGGCGTAAGTTCACATAGCGCTGCAGACTCTTCCAATCTCTGTGTCCTGACACCATCGCCACTTCTTGGATCTGATACCCACGCTCAAATAATCGGCTTATGCCTTCATGGCGTAGATCGTGAAAATGTAGATTCTCAATGTTCAGAAATTGGCATATCCGCCTAAAGCCATTAGATACCGACTCATCGTTATAGGGAAAAATCCTGTCATCTTGGCGAGGTTGGGCGTCAATGATCGCTTGCGCATCCCCCATCAACGGAACTACCTGATCCGTCTTTTTCGTGGGGTGCTTGCGTAGCCTAATAATTACGGTTCCATCAACAGCGTTATAGTCATCCCAGCGTAGCGAGCAAATTTCATCCAGCCGCATACAGGACTCAACCGCAAAGTGAATGAGGCTATGGTAGTTGATTCGTCTTAGCGCTCGGTTATGTTTAGCATGCATTAATAACTGTTCAAGCTCTTCTGGCTTCGGCCGCCGATCTCGGCTTTCTGGATGGCCCACCAAACCCGCACGATATAAACCCTTGCGCCATACGCTGACCTTGCCTTTGTACTCTTCATGCAGTCGCCCTTCTACGACAGCGGTAGTAATGGCACCCGATAGAAACAAAATATCCAGCTGGGTAGTTGCAGGCCTTACCCCATCAACCTCAATGCGCGTGGTGCAGTAGTCGGCAAGGTGCTGGTAATTTAAGTCTGAGACCAGTACCTCAGCATCAAAGCCTTTTAGCAGGTTGTTAGCCGCCGTTAGGTTCTTACGGCCACGGCTGGAGATCTTATCCAGATGTACCAGGTGGCCAGCTAGCAAGTCACCTAAAGTAGGTGCTAGCCCTTGGCCGATTAAACCTGCTTCAAGGTCTCTCTCTACTTGCACCGCCCATACCTGCGCACGCGCCTTAGTTGAGAACGTCTTGCTTTGTACTGGATAGCCTTTCTTGCGTACAATTGCCCGCCAACGAGATCCCCGCTTTTGATACGTCGCCAT